CGGTCAGGTCGCCGTTATCGTCTTCGTGAGATGAAGACAGAGTGGACGGGTGCCAAGGTCGGTCCTGATGAGTTTGAGACTAAGCATCCACAGTTGTTTTCACCGAGAGCGTTTCCAGATCCACAAGCACTTCGGGGACCACGACCTGAAACTGAATTAGCTGAACAACGAGCTATTCAAACAGGATGGAATCCTGTAGGGTTTCAAGATATAGCGGGTATAAGTCCGCCTAATAACTTAGTTGCTACGGGTTCCGTTGGCACAGTAACGGTGACTACATCATGAGTTTTACATATGCACAGCTAAAAACAGCGATTCAAGACTATACAGAGAACGATGAAACGTCCTTTGTAAATAACTTACCTTTGTTCATCCGTATGGCTGAAGAGCGTATCCTAAAGGGTGTGCAGCTTAACTTGTTTCAAAAAAACCAATCTGGTGTTATGGCAACTGGAAACGAGTATCTGGCGGCTCCTACAGACTTTCTTGCTCCTTTCTCTTTAAGTATTGATGTAAGTGGTGCTAAAGAATTTCTTTTATTTAAAGATTTAGATTTTATTCAAACCTATAACCCAAACTCCACTACAACGGGGCAACCTCAGTATTATGCTCAATTTGATGTGGATAATTTTATTATCGCTCCAACGCCAGATGCTAACTACACGGTTGACATACATTATTTATATCGTCCCGCGTCTTTGACTGTGGGAACAGATTCTGGAACCAGTTGGCTGTCTGAAAACGCGGAACTTACTCTATTATACGCTTCTTTGATTGAGGCGTATACATATATGAAGGGCGACCAAAATCTCATGCAGTTGTATAACCAACGATATATGGAGTCTATGGCTCGTTTAAAGAATTTAGGCGAGGCTCAAGAAACGATTGACGAATACCGTCGAGGACCAGTTTTAAGGGGAAGGACATGATTCCAGAATTAAATATAGATTTACCAAAGGACTTTAAGGTAGAGGTTCACACCACTCATAACCGTGGCTTTACGCCAGAAGAAATAGCAGAACGGTGTGCAGATAAAATTATTTCAGTTTCGGATAGCACACATCCTGCAATACAAGAGCAGGTTTATGCTTTTCGGAAACGTATCGTACAGTTGGTTGGTTTCTATTTACGGGAAGCTGTCAAAAGTGATAGAACTACTGTATATAATGCAATCAAAGATGCAGGTCATCCCGACCTTGCAGAACTTATAAGGAGAATGTGACATGGCCTTTTCAGGTAACTTCATGTGTACAAGCTTTAAGAAGGAGCTTCTTGAAGCCAAGCACAATTTTTTAAATAGTGGAGGCAGCACCTTTAATCTTGCACTCTATACTAATAGTGCATCTTTTACGGCTGCGACTACAGCTTACACTTCCTCGAACGAGGTGTCTGGTACAGGGTATACTGCCAAAGGTGCGGCTCTGACTCGTGTTGATCCATCAACAAGTGGAACAACGGCACTTACCGACTTTTCTGATCTAACTTTTAGTACAGCAACAGTTACCGCTCGTGGTGCGTTGATCTTTAATGATACTGCGTCAGGAGATCCTTCTGTTGTGGTGTTAGATTTTGGTGGTGATAAAACATCTACCGCAGGTGATTTTACAGTTGTATTTCCAACAGCGGATGCAAGTAACGCCATTATTAGGATAGCGTAATGTCTAGCGTTGTCGTCCCCTTCACTGGTTGGGGTCGAGGAACGTGGGGTCAACTCGCTTGGGACGAAGGTTCCATTACAAACATTGGAGCTACAGGCCAGATTGGTTCTGTTACTGTAGTTGCCGACGCAAACACGCCAGTTACAGGATTAGTGGCTACAGCTTCGGTTGGTTCTGTTACTGTAGTTGCAGAGGCAAATGCCTCCGTTACAGGTGTATCTGGAACAGGTCAAGTCGGTTCTACCGCTGTAGTTGCAGAAGCTAACGTTTCTCCAACTGGTGTGTCTGGCACTGGAAACGTTGGTTCTGTTACGGTTACTGCCGATGCAAATGCTTCTGTTACTGGTCTTGGAGCTACGGCATCAGTCGGTTCAGTAACTACAACCGCAGACGCTAATGTTTCCGTAACGGGAGTTAATGCGACAGGAGCCGTAGGCACCGCAACAGTTAGCGGAGCAGCAAATATTCCTGTTACTGGTCTTGTAGGAACAGGATCTGTTGGCAGTGTTACGGTTGTTGCCGCATCCGATATTTCAGTCACTGGCGTAGCCGCAACAGGTGCGGTAGGAACTGCGACAGTTACAGGATTAGCAAACGTCCCTGTTACAGGCCTTGTAGGAACGGGCTCTGTTGGCAGTGTTACAGTCGAAAATGGAATAACCGTTAATGTAACGGGAGTTTCAGGAACGGGCTCTGTTGGAGCAGTTACAGTTATTGCTAAAGCAAGCGTGGTTCCAACAGGAATTGCAGCCACAGGTGGTGTTGGTCAAGTTCTTGTGTGGGGGGCTATTGTCCCAAATCAAAATCCAAGTTATACTCCAGAAAACCCAATTCAATCCCCTGGGTGGTCAAATGAAACACCATCACAAAACCCAGGTTGGACCCGAACAGCAGCATAGGATAAAAACATGCCCAGTACATATACATTAAATAACGGTATTGAACTCATAGCAACTGGCGAACAGTCAGGTACATGGGGTGATACAACAAATACAAATTTTACTTTATTAGATACCTCCCTCGACGGTCAGGTTTCGGTAACCCTTGGAGCCACGGGATCTTCTGGCTCTCCAAACACATTACCTGTTACTGACGGATCAACCTCTAATGGTCGTAATCGTCTAGTTATTTTTGCAGATAGCGGAGATTTAGGGGCCACGGCTTTTGTGCAACTTACTCCTAGTGATGCAGAAAAAATTATATACGTCCGTAACAGTTTGTCTGGTTCGCGCAGCATATTGCTTTTTCAAGGCACATATAACTCAAGTAATGACTATGAGGTTCCTGCGGGATCAACGGCGGTAGTATTTTTCAACGGAGCAGGGTCAGGCGCGGTAGCGGCAAACATCTTTAACAATGCACATTTTGATGCTTTGAATGTTGTTGGGAATGCCACGTTTGGTGGTACGGTCACTGCTACGGGTACTTCTGTTTTTGCTTCACTAGACATCTCTGGCGATATAGACGTAGACGGCACTACTAACTTAGATGCAGTAGACGTTGATGGTGCAGTAAACTTTGCTGCTGACGTTACTTTTGCAGACGGTGCAGATATTATTACTGCTAGTGCAGGTACATCTAACTTCAGAGCAGGTGTCAACGCAGGTAACTCAATACAATCTGGCGGTAACTATAATACTGTTGTGGGCGATGAGGCAGGTACTGCAATTACTACTGGGGATAACAATGTTGCGATTGGTTATCAGGCAGGAGATGCCATTACTACAGGCAGTTTAAACACGTTTTTTGGTGCAGCAGCAGGTAGTGCGTCAGCAACTGTGAACAACAATACAGCAATAGGTGCTTTTGCTTTTGATGCAGGGACAGGAGCAGATAATACAGCAATAGGCTCAGGTGCTTTAGGTGGTGGGTCAAACTCAGCGGCTAGTAACGTAGCTGTCGGTAAGGATGCAGGTAATTCAATTTCAACAGGCACAAGCAACGTCCTCATAGGTAGTCTGGCAGGTGATGCAATCACGACAGGTTCTAGAAACGTAGCATTGGGTTACGATGCACTAGGCGCAAACACAACAGCCTCTAATAACACTGCCGTGGGTAATGCTTCATTAGATGCAAACACCACAGGTGCGCAAAATGCTGCGTTTGGTAGAAATGCTATGGGTGCTAACACAACTGGTTCATACAACACAGGGTTGGGGCAAGGTGCTTTAGTAGCAAATACTACTGGTGAATATAACGTAGCAGTAGGTTCTGATTCTCTCTCCTCTAACACCACCGCATCTGAAAACACGGCAGTTGGGTATCAGGCTCTTTACGATAATACTACAACAAATAGACATACTGCAATAGGCTATCAGGCACTTTACGATAATTCCTCAGGTATTAGAAATACTGGTATTGGTTGGAGTGCGCTGAAAGACAATACATCAGGTGACAACGGTGTGGCTGTTGGTGAACAGGCGCTTACAAATAATACAACTGGGAATGATAACACAGGATTAGGAACAGGTGCGCTTGCATCTAATACCACAGGAAGTACTAACGTAGCAGTAGGTAAGCAATCTCTTGTCTCCAACACCACCGCAAGCAACAACACGGCGGTTGGGTATCAGGCAGGGTATAGTAACACCACCGCATCCAACAACACAGTCCTTGGATATAAGGCAGGGTATACTAATTCTACTGGTGCAGATAACAACGCTTTTGGTGCTAATGCGCTTCAGAACAATTCAACTGGCAGCTCTAATGCTGCATTTGGTCAGGCGGCTTTGTATCAAAATACAACAGGCAGTAGCAACTCCTCACTTGGCACAGGCGCACTCCAAAACAACACCACCGCAAGTAACAACACGGCTGT